CAGTGTAATTCTTTGGTTTAACCTCTTTTTCTTCTGTTGTAATCTTGTGACGTGCATCACGACCAAGTTTGCCAGGAATGGGATCACATCCTGCAACTTCAGCAGTAATGTGCTCTCGCAGAGTAGAACTGTTGGAGTCATTGATGTAGATGTCATACAATTCCTCAAACAGTTCATCTCTGGTCTCTGTAGCACGACCTAGAGCACGATCAACAGCGAGTGTGAGGAGTTTTTCAGAGAACATGATCTATTTGCTGTTGTGTGTAGTCTACCAACACTCACTAGGGTCAGGAGGGTCTGGTAGACAGTTCTCTAAGTGGTTGTATAGTGCTGTGTCATTGACACCATGCTGCATAGCATGATCTTTAGTGTATCCGAGAGGACAACCCATCATGAGATCCATAATGAAACGGATCTCAGACAGGGATAGTGTAACTTCTACAGGGTTCATTCTCCCATCACAGGAATAACGTCTACTGTACTCACATCAGGATCTAATTGAATGTTTTTCACGAAATGCAGTACATCTTCATCACTAAACATGACAACTGACTGACGCTTGCTATGCAGTCGGTCTTGACGTTGCCACCATTCAATGCGATATTTCATAGAGAAGAACCTCGTTGGAATTTTTGGATGTCACTAAGAGTGACGTGAGCAGCATACCCATAAGAGGTAGTGCCGTCATCATTGTACACTGGATCTTGCTGTGCTGGCAGATTCTTCACATAATCGTCAAGATTAACCTCACGGTGTCCCATCATGAGAGATCTGAGAGCAACTGCCTTGTCCATTTCTTTTTTGTGATAATCTATCACATCCTGCACACAAGATAGCATCTCTTCATATGTTTGTCGTGCAGATACTTTGTCATCTTGGAGGTAATCATCAATCGCATCTTGCATACGATTTTTACGCTGGTTTGCATACTCTTTCTCCCAGTCATGTTGAATTTCGGGGCGTCCTTCAATAATCATCAGTGGAATTCCTCATTACGACGACGGTCAAGATATTCTAGCACCTCAGAACGCCACTCCATCAACTCATGATAACATTCTTGATTGTGAGCACACTGACGTAGTTCTGAATCTGGTTTTAATACACTTTCGTAGAACAGTCCCAGTGCATCACGGCGTTTCTGATGCTTTACTTCATGCTCATTCATAGGAAGTTAGAGATCGTAGGTCTTAGGGGTTTGACGATTTGCATAGCAGTGTATGGAGTCGTCTTGTGAATATCTATCGTATCTCCTTGCTTTGTGGCATTGATGGGAGCATGATAGCATTGTTTCTTAATGTTGTAGAATCCCCAGATAGATTTGGGAGTTTTGTCGGTATAAGAAAACTGCCCATGATTACAGATCCAGATAGCAAGAAGATTACGCTTGAAAGATTGAACTTCATACGAGTAACCTTTGGGTGCTTTGTGGATAAAATCGGGTGGTAATTCTAACATCAGCAGTAGACAGGAGAGTAATCATCACCTTGGTATGCTTCCAGGTTGAAGTCAGACACAGTAGCACCGTTGGCGATGTAATTGTTCACATCATACACCATGTCAGACTTAGTACGAGTGCTGAAGGAAGTCATCTGCTGAGAGATCTCTTCAGTCGGGTGCCAGATGACACGCTTGACGTAACGCTTACCAGTGCCAACAGGGAAGTAATCAACTTGAGTGGCAGAGGTTTGGAGTTGCATGGGGCGTTCCCTTGACTACTCATGTAGTATGGCATGAAAAAGGGGGTCTGTCAACCCCCTAGACACTTCTTAAACTGTCACTTGAAGAGTGGACCCCATGCCCATGCCACCAATACTTCTCTACATCCATGCGTGACAAATTCAACGCAATGATGCATACTAGATGGAAATACCAAAATATCTCCTTTTTTCATAGGAACTTGCTCATATGCAATATTACCCTTTGATAGGCATTGAAACTTGAACATTCCTCCCTCAAACTCGTCTCCTGGTTCACTCAACAACAACGACATTGATAATTTCCGAGTTCTTCTGGGAACTTGTGTTGAAATTACAGTATCGCTATGCCAATCATAATGACCATGAAAAGAACTATCAGGATCACCATAATATTTTGTATATTGAATGTCCTCAATAGCATCCAATTCAAACTGCCAATCTGGGTCAGAATTAGCACTCTCAAACTGAGTCATAATGTATTGCTTCATCTGATCATCTCTGACCCAAGCAATATCAGACTTACGAGTTTGAATATCAACTCCATGTTCTCCTTTTCCTAGGTTGATAGTACCATCTGTCCATTCAAGATCTTGCGCTCTTAGATACTTATTGATACCATCAATTGCTTCAAGAGGGATAGATGCCTTCTTGTACTTGTAGAATTGATTGTTTTTGAACTCAATAACATCGCCCTCTGCATTGGCAATTACAGTTCCACGTGAAACGTCTACTTCCATCACTCCTCATCTACTCTATCTACAGATTGAATGTCACAAACAGGGACTTCATGCTCACCACCAACAATATACCATGGCATCATCTGCCCATGATATTCTGGGTGTGCCTGATACTCTTCAGTATATTCAAAGTCACCGAGATACTTTAGTTCGCTTTCGGGAATATCGTGATCGCGTAACATTGCTTGTAGCTGCAAGTGCAGCAACTCGGGTTGCGTAGGTACTTTCATTAGATCTCCATTGTTTACGAAGTTGTTGGTATTTGGTATCATATGCTGCGAGATCTCTCACTCGCTTGAAGATTTGTGCTGCTCTTGCTTTTACATTCGTGAGGCAATCTTCCTCACAGGTAGATACACTCCCATCTTCTGCATATTTGCGTCCCGAAGAGTGATTGGCATACCGTCTGGCACGAGTGAATCCCATCTCAAGGAATTTCCTTGCCATGTCCATCCCAACGAAATCATTCCGTCGTTTATACTCACAGAACATCTCGTATATTTTATTAGAAGATGTAGTAGCCGTTTCTTCATCTACGAACCGCCAATGAGCGCATATGTCGTTAGTGTAAGGGCGTACCAGTAGCACTCCTTGCTCTCCCCTTCCAATACGATAAAGTTCGCGAGTTTCTGGGTCTGTGAAATCAAGTTCCTCATAAGGGAGTTCATAACAAAATTCAAGCATGGTGCCCTACTGGTGTCCTGCTACACTAGCATAGACATCAAGTGTTGTCAAGCGACAGAATCTCGGTTTCTCCACTCAAATTCGCCATCAGGACCGATAACGTGACACTCCCAGTAATAATCTGCATCTGGACAGTCTTCCTGGGGAGGGAACCATGATCCTGCGTTTGCAATTGCTACGTCAACATTATCAAATACAATCATATCCCATGTTCCCATGGTTTTCATGGCATCAAGAACCTCATCCTCTGCGAAGTCAGCATACCATTCCCAGACCTGCTGTTGCTTTGCAGCATCTGCAGCAGCAATACGAGGGTTTCTAAAATAAACTACAGATTTGTTTTTAGTTTGGCAGTATACTTCTACCAACTCCCATCCATTAATTACTTCCATCATGATCCTCCTTCTGACTCAATTTGCTGCAAGATCTTAGTTATAAGATCTTTACCCTGCTGAGCAGTTTCTGCATCCATCTGATACTGGTTTTCTTGATTCCAAACTACTCCACTCTGCTTCAGTGCATTCATGAATGAACTAAAGTATACACCCTCTGTTAAACTCTTGACCATTAAATACGATGAGAATTTCTCCCTGAATGTAGTAAAGTAATGGGATGACAGTCTAATAAATTGATCTTCTGTACTTAGGTACACAGTATCTGGGTTCTTTTCCAACCAGATTGATTTATAGTATTTTGGATCAATTGGGAACTTAAGATCAGCAGGATCTGTAGATGTAACATTTGAAGGAAGATCTCTCAACTTCTCTCTATACAATCTGTATAGTGCTTTATCTTCGTCTGAGTATGGGGAATCTTCAATAAAGACATGATCCGTCTCATCTAGAAGGAAATTACGTGCGAGTCTAACACTTAACCAACTGACAGAGGCAGTCTCCGCATAAATTTTAGCAAACTGCTGCTCATATTCTTGAGTTTCTAGAGAATCTACAAGGAAAAACGCTTCTTTAAACTTTTCAAATACAACAGATGCAGATTCATCTAACTGCTCCATCTCATAGTCTTTCCAATAGAACTCACCAGTTTTGAAGTTCTTGGAATACTTACGACGCTGAGCGATGTATGTATTATTACTGTACCAACCAAACAATACTAACTTATCTTTGTCACTATCCCAGGTTGGATATAAGAAGGTAGATATCTCATCTTTCCAGTAGGTATCAGGGATTGTTTTGGTAACACTCCTATACCTCACTTGTTTCTTGATGACATTCACTTCCAGAATTAACTCTGGAACTGTTGAATTACTAGAGATAGACATATCTTTGATAAACGTTCCCAGGTGTATTTAGAATGCTTTGATTAGATACTTACACAGGTGGTAAGGTTCAAGCAATGGAATTGGGAAATCTGGATCAATTGCAGCAGTAGGTAGGAGTGGATTCTGGGAGTTCAGTGTAAATGTAGCATCCAATCCCGTAGCACCTGTTGTATAGGTTGCATTCTCCTTACCCTCAACAGTATATGACAATAGATCAGCAGACTTAGGAATAGAACCATCAGCAGGGACAAACTGCAGTTCCGTTACCTCATCATATTCGTAGATGAAGTCACAAATTCCAAAGTGGTCAGTATCACCAGCATTATCATTCGTAGATGCTCCAGGGTTTCTTTCCTGAGCAATTTTAAATCTTGTAGTAGCAGTCTTCGCATTGTTTGGAAGAACTACTTCATACCAATACCAATTGGTAGGATTAGTTCCAGTACCAGTTCCATCATAATCCACACCAGTGTATTCTGGATCATCAGCAGCAAGAGGGACAATAATACCAAGGAAGTTACTGAAGTTAAGAGTTTGATCAGTATTATAATATAATTTTAATTCGTCACCACCATGTTCTGGCGTGTTTCCACCATTCTGACCATTTCCACGAGCAACTTTAATGACAAATCTATTTACATTAGTGCAATCGTGCTCTTTAATAATAATGAATCTTTCTTGAGTATCACCACGTAATTTCACATATTTGTTATATGTTGCTGGTGTTGACAACGTAGATAAGTTTAGAGCAGTAACAGTCTTTGTAACCTGATCTACTTCTGCTGTTGCATATGCACGAGTTCCCGCACCATGCTTAATTCTAACTTCTGGGACAGCAGTGTAATTAGTTCCCGCATTATCAAGAGAAATACTATTGACAACACCATTTGAAAGAGTTACAGATCCTGTCGCACCAGTTCCTCCTCCACCACCGAGAATTTCAACAACAGGAAGTTGTGTGGTAGGTAGTTTGAATCCACCCGCAGATCCAGTGCCAGTGCCACTACTATAAATTTCAGCATCTTCATCAGCAGCAATAATAATATCACCAACGGTTACTGAAGAAACACCGCCTTCATAACCAACAATCTCTCCAAAGTTAACTTGAGCAGAACCGCTGTTACCATCTCCACCACCACCTGAACCATTACCACCGCCACCAACGGTAATAGTTACATTACCAGAATTCTCAGTCAACTGGTCAGAATCAATAATTCCATAAGTGTAGGCACCAGATCCACCGCCTCCTCCACCATTTGTCCAATAACTTCTATCCTCTTCATATGAATAAGCAACATATCCTCCACCACTGTTATTTGTTGAGTGACTTTGTTGTGTAAAATAAGAGCTCTTATAAGAGGTCATACCACGACCACCGCCAGATCCACCACCGTGACCAGCAGGACCGCCACCGCCACCGCCATAACCGCCGCCTTGACCAGAGTATTGAGAGGTAGCAATACCACCTCCACCGCCACCGCCACCGCCGCCGTTACATCCAGCGTTACCACCGTTAGCGCCACCACCGCCAAATAGGTTTGATGTGGTTGATAGTGGAGTGTTACTATTCCATCCAGGAGTATTATTTGATGCGCCAGCATATCCTGCCGCTGAGTTACCACCATCATAACCGCCACCGCCGCCACCACCGCCAGCGCCTGCTACAATTTCATTACCAATTGATAGTGAAGTAGATCCACCACCACCGCCACCGTTTTGTCCGCTACCATTCTTATTTCCTCCAGTACCACCACTGGAATATCCACTACCACCAGTTTTAGCACTACCTTGATTACCAATTGTAAAACTTGCGGAAATTCCAGATCCTGGGTTCTTGACATTCAATACTAATGTTGATCCATATCCACCGCGACCACCATTTGTACCATTACCACCATTAGCATTTCCCTTAGAAACACCTTGTGCGCCAGCAACTGTAATAAGAATTTCAGTAAAATAATACTGGGTTGTAAGATTAAAACTGCCGCTGGAGGTATAAGTACTTGATCCTGTATATCCGTCATCACTTACAAACTTATTTACTCCATCACCACCATCATTGCCTGCCGCTACAGATCCACCCTGTCCAGCATTATCTGGGTTATTTGGGTAAGCACCATAGTAGAATGGTCCAGCAGTAGATCCACTCTGTCCTGCTTGAGACTTATCAATAATCTGCGAAAAGTTACCTGCATCAGTTCCCGATATAGTTGCAGATCCTCCACTTCCACCAGCAGAGTTATTTCCTCCTCCACCTCCTTCAGCAGTTACTGTTAGACTACTACCAATAGTGACTGTAGTTGTACCACCATCGTTTGCGCTAGTATCACCTGAGGATCCACCACCGCCTCCACCTGCTGCAACGATTTGCATGGTTTCCCATGCAGCAGGCATTGCTAATGTATAGTTTCCAGCAGTCGTATACGAATTGGTTGAATTGTATTCAATAATTGGTGTTGCACCAGCAAATACAGTTCTACCACCAATGACACTAGAATTACTGAAAGATTTGAAAACAGTGATGGGAACATATGTTATCAATTCATATGTTCCAGCACCCTGTGATCCTGATGCCATGTAATACTGATCGTTTTCATATCCAAATTTTGTAGATCCTGTTCCTTGTGCTCCAGGAACCCAGTCAAAAATATCGTATGTTGCGACAGTATTATCAGATAAAGGTTGCTTCAATAGTGCGTGCGAGTGTTCAAATGCAAGACCGCCAACTGGGAAGAAACTATACAGAGACTTCTGTCCGTTTGTATACTCTGCAAGATATCTGTCGCCACTATATCCAGATCTAGCAGCCAAGTCCTGACTTGCAGTAGTATGATAGACATAGTGAGTGTGCTGAGGAACTGACTGCAGTCTCTTTGCAGTCATCTCAACAGAAACTGTCTGTGATCCAACAATCTGAGTTGAAGCACTATCAATAACACTAGTATATCCAGTCGTTGTAATAGTACCAAGAGAAAAATATCCACCTTGCGCTGCTTTTGTGAGGATCCAAGATCCACCAGTGTAGTCCTTACCAACACCAAGAGTAAGGAGACCAGCAGTAGGTGTTCCTGGTCCATATACGTTGCCATAACCAACAATTTTTCTGGTTTTTAAATCTGGAACAGCAAATGTACCAAGATCTGGGTCACCAACATAGTTCAACACGTTTGTTGGAGAAATACTCTGTAAAGCACCCTGTCCTGAGAAATTGAAACTTAACTGAAGTCCGCTACCACCACCAGAAACAGTAAATGTAGGGGGATTGGCAGGATCATATCCAAATCCCAGTTTAGTTACTGCAACATTTGTAATTGCTCCATTTTCAACCGTTAGATTTGCTTCAATTATCTGAAGAGATCCTGGGTTTGCAGCATCATATCCAGGCGGTGCTTCAAATGTAATTAATGCTCCACTAGAATATCCAGATCCACCACTAACGATTGTTAATCCTTGCTTGGGTTCTCCACCATATTCATTGCCAATAACTTGATACAATGCAGGAAAGTCTGCGATATTATATTCTGCACCATCGCAGTACAAATATCCAGGGAACTGATACTCTGGATTTGTTCCAGTGTTGGCATTGCCATTCTGCTTCACATATGGAGTGAATGGAACATAAGAATTATCGTAAACATCATCAATTGCTTTGAAAGTAGTAATAATACTTCCAATATTACCAGAATCTGCTGCTTTATCAGTGTAATATAGAGGTCTATTACTTCTATAAGATGGCGGAGTTGATGCTACCATTGCTTAAACTTTAATTAGATATTCTAAAACAATAAATGGTCCCGAAACACTATCTAGAGATGCTGATTGATCAACAGTTAGGTTTAGTGTAGTGGTAAGTGCATCTGGAGAAATTTCCAGAGGGTCTGTTTTCAAGGCAAATGTATGGTCGCCTTTATCAATAGTTACTTTGTGTGCGTGAGCGGTGGGATCACCCTCTTGATCTAATTCTGTAGTCTCAGAGAATTCATTGAATAAAGTTGAATAGACAGCGGAACCATCGCTTGTGCTATTTAGAGGCACAACATCATCCAAATACGTTTCTTTCCAGTCTAGAGGTACAAAAGGTTGAATGTAAGTCGCATCAACATCGGCATTTGAACTACTAATAGCAGTAGGACCATTAATGAATCCACAACCGAAGAGCAGTGGAGTTCCACTAATAACCTGAGGAACTAGATTATTTACACCAAATGATGACTGTCCGACTGGATAGTTGTTCCATTCATAATCAGTGAGACAATAGTAAAACCATTCAGTTTGTAGTAAGGCACCATTGTTATAGCAAGCGTTACTATATGCTGTAGCGTCAGCAAAAATTGGTGAACCAAAGTAAAACTCCAATCCATCAGCAACTTTGTTTGATGCAATTGCTCTACATGGAGGTTGATTGTTTCCTGGGTAACTACTGGTTCCAGGTGCCATTGTATTATCTAACCAATCCTGAAGAGGTACAGTTGATGCGTTGAAATAAGCAACCTGTCCAATTGCTTGAGGATCCAAATATGTGGTTGGCGACGCAGTGTCCAGTTCATTTGTTGCCTTAATTCTAGTTCTAACACCTGCAAAAAAGTGTAAGTGACCATGAATTGCACTAGCGTCAACAGTCTCGGTGTCGGTGACCTTACCTGCCAGAGTTCCAACTGTCCAGGATGGTTTTCCTTTCAATGGAATAGTTTGAGAGGGAACAACAAATGTTCCAGAATATGTCAACTCAATCTGAGTTCCAAGGGTTGCGGTTGCTTCAATACCAAGACCAGATCTACTAATCTCATTACCTGCCTGGTTTACTTTACGAATAGATTTATACTGACCAGCATCAGGACCAGTAGTTGGTTTAGGATACTTAGAACCTAAGTCAGGAACAACGAACTGGTTATCAGTTAGAGTTTGAAGTGGATCACCTGCAATATCTCTTCTGACAAATTTACCACTCTCCCCCACACCACAAATAGCAGCAAGTTGAGGGTAGTCAATGACATTATATACCGTTCCATCACATCTCAGATATCCAGCAGGAAGGTTCTGCTTCATATAAGATGAGTCAATATCTGGATTAACCTGAACTGGCCAAATAATAATTTGACCTGTTAGATCTCCATACTTAGATTTTTCTGCCGCGTAAATTTTTGCCATCAGTACGCCTTGATTAGGTATACAATATTCATTGACGCTTGGTCTGTGTCCACAATGATATTTAGAGCGTCATCTAGATTATCAGGAGAAACACTACCAATACTAATGTTATTCAGGGGGAATGTAAATGGTGCATTCAGTGATCCACGAGACATTGCAATATCAAACGTACCATGGTTGTGAGATGTAAATGCAGAGTCATCTGGATCCTGGTTGTGGAAGTTACTCATAGCAGTTGGCCAAGTACCTTCCCTGAATGTTATGTCATAAGTTCCTGCTGCAATAGTTGCGAAAGAAAGTTTGATTGTATAAACGTAATTACTATCGTCACTTCCTTCTCTCTCAATCTGTGTAATATACGTTCCCTTTTCAAAACAGTCGCCATCAATCAACTGCCATGGGTGAATCTTATCGTATTGATACCACGTGACGTTTGGATCCGATGGTGAAGTTTTGGTTGTTCTAATGTCTGTTCCCGCTGGCAAATCAATTTCTGTCACACCTTGAGTAACAGAAACTCCAGTCACAGTGAAATAGTAACTAGAATCCTCTGGATTGTCTTCAATATTATTGAGATTACCCTTACCAAAACCATAGTAGTTCTTTCTGTTTCCAAAATCAAGTGGTTTGGGAAAGAGTCCTGTCCATGCTTGGTTAGCATGAGTTTTTACTGGTTCATAAGGAAACTGTCCAGTAAATGTAGATCCTGCGAAATTAACAGTTTGCGCCACTGCTTGAGGACTATTTCTTGTGGGAGTTCCATCATGCCAGTCTGGTGCAGGAACCTGAGACCAGTAATCTTTTCCAGCATCACTTACGAAGTCATAAAATCTATCCATGACTGGAAGTGTGTGCTCATAGTTATTATCACCATACATAGCCATCAAAGTTCTTCCATTCTGCCATGATGGAGCTGCCGACTGACTTGGAAGCAACTGACATGAGTTGTTGTTTGAAACAATTGAACTGCTACAATCATTATTTGGGTGAGGTTCCGTTCCAGAAATCTCAATAGTTGTAGAAGTAAACAGAGCAGGACCAATAAATCCTGCTGCCGCTGAGTTAAATGTTCCTGGGTGACTGTGCCCTGGGTTATGGTTAATACCAAGTTTTCTGTTTAGTGTTGTGATTGATGCAGTAAAGTCAGGATCACTAATGTCCATTCCTGTAAACTTACCCGATAGTGAAGTTCCTACAGGTAGAACAAAGTCAATATCTGCATTTGCAGAATAATTTGATTTAATGACAGCAGTTGTACCGAAATCTACAATAAGATCCGCTAAAGTGTTGCCGTCAGAATCATAGACTGTATTCAGAACATAACCCTGATCATATTGATACTTTGGATCCGCAAGATATTCTGGTTCCAAGTCAATCATGGCACGATTACTAATGTTAGGAAGAACAAAAGTATCATCAGCACTAAAGTTTGGAAACTCCCCTTGTATAGTTCCACCATATGTTGTTCCCAATTCTGCCGCTAGAAGTGGGTAGTCTAGAGCATCAAGTTCTGTTCCATCACAGATTCTCCATCCCTTTGGAACATTGTCCACCGAGAAACCTTCAAATCCATTGCCGCCCCATGGCATGATAGTGCCAATGCGGGCGGTTCTCATGGTTTTAATAGAGTTGTAGTATTGTGCCATGTGTTATCAGAGTTCTGTTAACCACCAACCACGTAGGTTAGAAGGAATAGATGATGCGTTTGGATCGCCAGCAGCATCAGTAGGTCCAACATAGATTAGACCGAAGGATGCGTTTCTGGTTTGAACAATCATCTCTCCACTATCCCATGCAGTAATGAGTTGACCTGTTCCTGCTTGGATTTTACTACCAGATGTATCACCCTGAATAGCAACTGCTTGGTTATCAACCTTCAGTGCTCTGAGAACAAGAGTTGTGTTGTAAGTTAGGTTACCGCTAACTTCAACAAATCTAATCATGTCACCAGTTTCAGCATAATCTGGTAGATATAGAACCATGTTGGTTCCAGATGGATTGTTCAGTAGATAGTTGTTATTTGGTTGTAGTGGATTTGCTTGGGTTTGTCCTAGACCAGTTAGTGACTGCTCAACATATGTATATCTACGTCCACCATTTCTAGTGAAGTAACGACTGATGCCAAATGCATCAATTGAACAATCCTGATAGATCTTGAAGTCTCTTGGACCAACAGTTCCGCCAGTTCCAGCACCACCGAGGTTATCAATGTGCAGGATCGCAACGTCTGCGTCACCAACATCTGTAGGAACAACCTTACCCTTAATGTAAAGTTGCTCACCCATATTGACGTTTCCTTGCTCATTAAAGACACGGAATACATCATCATTGGTGCATACACCGTTAGCTTCGCAAGTATCGGTCTGAACTCTAAGGTCATCTAGGAATGTACCACCACCCTTGATCCAGAGACCGTTCTTACCAGTCTTAGGATCAAGAACTGCACCGTCAGCAGGGTGATCATCATCGTTAGAGATGTTGAGTAGTAGTGTTTCACCATCAGAACCCCAGACTCTAAACTCACCGCCGTAGATGTTAACTTCATCATGGAATGTAGTTGAACCGCCGCCAAAGTATGCGGTGTATTGAGGTTCTCCAATAGGTGCAATTGCCTGGGCAGCACTTTGAACTGACTTGGAGAGACGAACACCGAAGGAAGAATTGTTACCATCAATAGAATCTGCCCAGAACCATTCCTGAGAACCGCCAGTTACAATTCTGAAGAAGTGTGAGGTATCTAGTTTGTTACCAACTAGTCTAGAATCCTTGAGTTTTACACGAATCTTGTTAGGATTAGTGTTTGGAGACTCAACAATTGTTCTGTTAGAAGCAGGGATGCTGTCAACCAGAGTTGTTGTGTATCCATACTTTCTAATCTTAATTGCTACTGCACCAGCGTTCCAGTTCTGTACTCCAGATCCTTCAGCACCTCTACCACCAGTTGGATATTCAGATGCAGGATATTGAGCATTGTAGATGGTTGGGAGATATCCCTGACCATTAGTCTCAAAAGGATCATCAGTAATAAGAATGATCTCTCCCTGAGTTGTTCCATTGTAGATAAGAACAAGATCGCCATTCTGGAAGTTCTCAATGTCATCAACTGGAATATTCCAATCGTTAGTAACGAATCCAGCTGTTACTGTGGTAACAGGACCATTCTGGTTAAGTGTTTGTTTATCAAATCTATAACCATGAACAACACTGGTTGAAGTGTGATCTAGAGGAGTTCCACTCCAATATCCACCAACTGCAAATACAGTACCAACCGTACTACCAACCAACATGTCACCATTACACATGTTGACATCCCAAACGGTGCCATCAGTGTTCTTAATGGTTAGGTGATCATCTAGATCAGGATCAGGACTTGGATATGCTCCACCAGCAGTTCCACATACACCAGCAAGAGATAGAGTTCCGTTGATGTTTGTAGTTGTAGAATTAATGATTGTGTCGCCAGTTACGGAGTTGATTTCAAATACAACCTCTTCCTGTGCAGTATCACATCCATTCTTAATTCTGAACGACTTAGCAATCTGATCTAGGATGGTATCAATCTTGAATACCTCACCCTGATCATCAACACCATCACCAGCAGGAGTTCCATCTTCTCTGTCAACGATGATGTAATCGTTGAGGTTGAGTTCTCCACCGAACTGAGATAGGTAGATGTTTTCTTTCTCAGAACTTGTACCAGTGCCGTCAATGAACTGCTCTGTCCAAGTAGCATCAAACTGTACGTTACACTTGTAGATAGCAGAAGTATCAGTGTGAT